AGCCCCAGGCCTGCAGTTCGCGGTTGGACAACCCCGTGGACACGCTCGCGCGGCGCAGGCCGGTTTCGAAGTTTGTGAGCGCGACGACAGCCTGCACCAGCCCGGCAGCCCCACCGCCGATGCCGAGCACCGAACCCACCGTGAGCGCGAAGGAGCGCAGCTGGCCCGCGAACTGCTTCACGGCGGCCGAGCTTTCCTTCATGCGCTTGTTGCGCGCGTCATCGACCTTCTTCAGCTTCTTCTCGGTGGTCGTGACCTGCTTTTCAACTTCTTTGTCGGCGCGTTTATACTGCGTCGTGTCCAGCTTCAGCAGGACCAACAGTTCGTCAACAATAGCGGCGCTGGCCATTATTTTATTCCTCGCAATGCTGCTTCGCGAAGCCGTTGCGCATTTGCCAGCTCGGCCGTGTCGAAGTAGCCCAAATGAATTTGGACTTTATTAACTCGCAACGATGCCGCCCATTTGCCTGTGCGTTTAAATAGCGACACGCCTTTAAACCCAGAGGTGTTTCTAACAGTGCTCATACGTTCACGCGTGGCGTCAGGAATGCACTTGCCTTTCTGAATTTCACTCAATTTCCTGCGCCACGCTGCTGAACGGTTGCTTTGTGCAGTGCGCATGCGCGCACGAGTTTCCTCTGCGAGCACGCGCCCAGTAGCCTCGACGGAAATTCGTGCACGACGCTCTGGCGTCATTGCTGCACGCATCTTGGTTAGTGCTTCGGCGGAGTGTTTTCGACCGCTGACGTTGCCGGCAAGTTTGCAAATATTGTAGAGAGATTCGCTGGTAGCTGAATCAATGTGCAACTGCTCGCGTGCTACAAGTTCAGATATTGGACAATATTCTAATACCTCAAAGACAAGTGAATCTATTCCGTACTTACGGGCAGCATTCGATAGATAAGGATTGTGATGCGTGCCATTGCGCAATTTACTTTTATGCACGCCCCAACGCCGCGAAATATTGACCGCAGAGCCAATATAACGCTTGCCGGATGGTGCCGTAATTGAATAGATGCCCGAGTCCATAGCACTATTGCAGGATGAAGTTCTTGGCGTCGATCAGCGCCGTCTGCACGCTATTCGCGGCGTTCGTGTACACCTGGCCGATCTTGTCGATAGGGCTGCTCTTGGGTTCCTGCACGTTGGTCTTGGCGTCATCGCTCGAGGGGATCTGCGGCACCTGCAAGAACTGCATCGTCAGGTAGAGCATGTTCTGCCCGCGGTCCTGGCGCGTCTCGTACGACATGGCCATCAGGGTGTAGTCGACGTAGACGCCCTGCGGCGAGATGAGCGTGAACAGGCGCGTCGGTTCCTGCGCCTCGGACTGCTGGATGGCAGCAAGCCACGTGAAGCGCGCCACGTCGGAGCCGGTCTTGATGAGCGTCACGGCCACGCCGATCGGGCGGCGCACCTTGTTGTAGATCGCAAAGGCGCCCGTCTCGACCGGGTAGTCGGAAACTTGGCTCTCGTAGCGCGGCGCGAACTCGCCCCACGAATCGGGCACCGTCAGGGGTTCGAATGTCTCGCTGTCGACGATGGCGTACACCGGACGCGGTGGGTTCAGCCTCGGCAGGCGCGAGGCGATCGCCGAAAGGATGTTCAGCCCCGTCACGGTGGCCGGCATATCACACCTCGCTGATGAAGTTGAGCTTCACGAGGGCCAGCAGGACGTCGCCCAGGGTGCGCATCTCACGGATGTCGTTGAGCATCAGCGCGCGGTTGACGCCGGGGTGCTGCGGATCGGGCGAGATGCGCACGTAGTCGAGCAGTTCCTGCAGCAGCGCGTGCACGACCTTCGCATCGGCGCCCTGCAGCGTCTTCATGATGAGGTCGATGGGCGGCTCGCCCGTGTCGGCGCCTTCGCGCCACTCGTCGATCAGGGCCTGGAACGAATCCACGCGCAACGCCGAGTTGAAACGCAGGACGTAACCTGCCTTGGTCATCGGATCGATTTCCAACACGGTGAACTGCTTGCCGGCGTCGCGGCCGGTAGCGGCGGTGATTGTCGAGGTGCGTGCTTCGTCGAGTTCGGTCATGGTGCGGCTTTCTGCGATTCGTGCCATTGGCGAATAGCGCGGACGTTGTTGATCTCTTGCAGGTTGAACACGTCCTCGGTGCTCAGGACGGTTTCCAGCTCACGGTAGGTTGCGCGACCCGATTCTAGTACGGCGGCCAGCAAAGGCGAACAGAACGTGACGCGTGCATCGGGCCCGGCGTGCAGCAGGTGGTCACCCACCATGGCCACGGGCGGCTCGACGGTTTTGCGGTCGATCATGAAGCCGGCGTGCAGGTACAGCGCCTGCTGCTGGATCTTCTCGATGTTGCGCCAATCCTTGATGACGCCCGTCGCGGCGTTCAGGTCGAGCGTGGTGCCGTCCGGCAGGCGTGCGTCGACGAACGGGTTCAGCAGCTGCAGCCCGGGCTCGCCCAGGGCGCGCACCTGCTTCAGGTGCTTGAACACCAGCGTGATGATGCCGCCATCCTCGGATTCATCCACGGCGCGCAGCGCGGCGCGCGCGGCGCGGTCGGCGAGCATGGCCGGCAACTCGGTCAACTGCAGCGTGGTGCCGGCGTCGCGGCCGGTGAGGCGAAGGGTGTAGGTTTTCAGCATAGACGAAATAAAGGGCGCACCGACGGGTGTCGGTGCGCCCTAATCCCCACCATGAGACGAGGCCCGCAAAGAAAGCCGGGCCAGTGTAGCGCACGGGTAGCTGCGGCACAAGTTCACGCGCTCGCCGAGTTGTCGTGCTGCCGGCGACGGCGCAAGTCCAGCGACAAGTCCACGCCGCGCCGCGCTACATCGATGGCCGTCGGCTTGACGTGGTACTTCTCGGCGGTCGCTGCGCGGCCCAGCCGCGGCAGGTCTTCCAGCATCTGCCGGCGCTCGGCGGTGGTGAGCCCGTACAGGCCGCGCAGCCCTGTCGGAGGCGGTGCGGCCTGCACCTGCAACCGGACCCAGGATGCGCCGCCGAGTGCGTGCAGCTTTGCCGCCTCGTCTTCGGTGATGTCGAGGTAGAGATGAATCATGCTGCTGCCTTTCGTTGAAGTGAAAGGGACGCGCGGCCGCGCCGTGCGGCTGCGTAGACGGATGCGACTTTCAGGCCGTACTTTTCGGCCAGCGCGTGCCGACCGTTGTAGAGGGTCTGCGCGATCTCGATGTCGCGCGCGTACGCTACGCGCTTCGCTGTCCGCCGCGCGAACTGTTTGGCGTGCGGCGCCTGGCTGGCCACGTCCGTGTGCATCTCGATGGTGGTGAAACGGTGGCCGTTGCTGCACTCCCGTCGGCGCCGCACAGTGTCGTGCGCGCCTTCGCGGCTTTCCAGCACGCGCAAGACGTCGCTGTCGCAGAATCGGCACTTCATACGCGATGCTCCGACGCTGCGATGTTGGCCACGGCCGCCCGAGCGCGTTCGTACAGATGAGCGACATACGCTTGATCGACCACCAGATCGGCGCGCGCGGCGCAAGGCCAATCGCAACGTCCGCGAAGCCACGCCCAGGCATGTGCGGCGGCGTGCTGTGCGCGCAGGGCTTCGCGGCGACGGCGCTCAGTGGCAGAGCGCTTTCTCACGATGCAGCCTCCTGCGCCTTGGCGAGGGCGGCAAGCGCCGCAGCTTCGGTGCGAAAAATTCGCCCGCGCTCAAACAGGTCGCAGCCTTCGGGCTTCGCGCGGTTGATGCGCTCGACGGTGAGCCCAGCAAGCTGCCCGGTAGCAAGACCTGCCATAGGCTTGACCATCCACGGCCCCAGCGTGTGCTGCGCGGTGCTCACGATGCCCCTCGTGCAGTTTCGAGGGCCAGGCAGGAGTCGCACACCAGGTAGTGCGTGCAGGTGTCGGCGCCCACGTAGGCCGGACGCAGGTCGGGTCGCACTTCCTCGACCGTGCCGGGTGCACGCCACATCGGGTAGCGGCGGTGCCAGTCGTCGAACTGGACCTCGGTGGCGCCTGAGAGCAGGATGGCGCCGGTCTGTGCGTCGATGACGACATGTGCGGCCCACTGCGGGTGGAGTTTGCTGAGCAGGGTTCCCATTTGCGGCTCCTGTTGAATCGTTGGTGCGATTCTAAACGGGATGTTTCGCAAATGTCAATAACCTAGTTGCCTGGAGGGTTTCCGTAGATCAGGAGAAAGCGCGTTCCGAAACCGTCGAAGGTCGGGTTGTCGATGCCCTGCAGGTCGGCGAAGCCGAGGAACTGCGGCAGGCCGCGGTAGCGATTCGGGTTGATGTCCGTGCGGTCGAGGCACAGCTGGCCACTCGACACCGGCACGCCGTTGTAAAGCACGTCGGCGTAGAGCCCGTAGTCGGTTGTCGTGAGCGTGATGCGTGCGAGCAGCCCGTCGAGGATGCACGACAGTTCCTGGTTCGCGACGGGCTGTGCCGGGATGATCGTGTAGGCCATGGTGCGTCAGGTGAGCTGCACCGCGCCGGCAGCGCCGTTGAAGTCGGCCACGGTCAGGTTGCCCGACAGCACGCGCTTGTCGCGGCCCGTGAAGCCGAAGTCCACCAGCGCTGTGCGGCACTCGGGCACCTTCAGTGCCTCGGCGTTGTAGGCGCTCTGCAGCAGCGCCATGTTGGGCGCCTCGCCCATGATCGTCTCGTAGCGGATGCCCTGCGTCGTGTCGTAGTAGACCTCGCTGCGCCAGGACACGCACCGCGTGGCTACGTCTTGTGCCAGCCGCATGCCCGGGCCCGTCTCGTCGCTCTTGGGCGTGGACGAGCCGATCGTGCGCCAGTTGCCGCGCTCATCGACGTCCAAGTCCCAGTTGCTGTAGTCGAGTGCCAGGGTGTCCATGGTGCGCAGTGTAGCGCGATCCAGTGGCGGAGTTGATGCGTCTGAACTGGCACGTTTCTTGCTTCAATGACAGATGACAGAATGACACATGAATATAACTTATTCTTAGAAATAGAAAGTACCTACTAATAGGTATTAAGGTAGTGTTTCTGTTTGGGAGGATCTTATAGAAAATGGTGTCTTGTCAGTCATTCTGTCATGGCCGTGTAAGTCGAAAGTACTCAGTAGGGCCAAATCGCCTTAAACGGTACACTGGCACGCGTGACCGACTACCGCATCGCCCCCGTAAAGGCGTCCCTCATCGCCGATCTGGTCGAGTTGATCAACATCAACTTGGCGGAGCTGCTGCGTTCGTCGCTTGCCCAATGCCCCGAATGCCACGGGCAGGGCGAGACAGGCGGAGGGCCCGGCCAGGAGGCGCAGACCTGCGGCACCTGCGGCGGTGTGGGCTACATCGAACGCTACACGGTCGACATGGAAATGCTGAAGACCTACCGCTACGGCAGGCTGGTCGAGGGTTTCGAGGTCAAGCAGGGCCAGCTCGTGCCGAAGGTTCGGTCCAAGGACAAGGCCTTTGCGATGCTCACGAAGCTGCTCGGCTACGACAAGGCGGTGTTGGAGATCGCGCAGGGCGCCTCGTTCGGCCAGGCCTTGTCGCAGGAACAGCGCGACGCCTACGTCGAGCAGCTGAAGGAACTCGCCGCGCTGGGGGCGCTGGATGGGCACTGAGGCCGTTCTGGAACGCCCAGAAGCCGCAGAGGCGCCGCCGGCCGTCGACCCGGTGCAGGTGCTGGTCGAACTGGCCCGGACCAACTTCGCCGCCTTCGTCAGCGCCGTGCACCGCCCACGGTTCAAGCATTCGAGCCTGTCGTTGCGGGTGTGCCGCGCCATCGACCGCTTCGTTGAGGACGTGCTGGCCGGCAAGCGGCCTGTGCTGGTGCTGAAGGCGCCGCCGCAGCATGGCAAGTCCTCGCTGATCTCGCGCTGCCTGCCGCCGTACCTGTTCGGCCGCCTGACGGGCGACCTGCCGGCCGTGCGCATCGCGAGCGCGAGTTATGCGCATGCGCTGGCCCAGCGCAACCGCCGGGACGCGCAAAACATCATGCTCGAGCCGATCTACCGCGAAATCTTCCCCGAGGTGTCGCTGATCGGCTTCAAGGGCATCGACAACGCGTCCGAAGGCCTCGAGGTGCCCGGCGAGGGCTGGCTGCGCGGCGTGGGCGTGGGCGGGCCGCTCACGGGCTTCTCGGTTGATGTCGGCCTGATCGACGATGCCGTGAAGAACGCGCAGGAGGCCCTGTCGGAGCTGACCCAGCAGACGCACCGCGACTGGTACGACGCAGTCTTCTCGACCCGGTTGCAGGCGCGCTCGGGCTCTGTGCTCATCGGCACGCCATGGTCGTCGAACGACCTCATCGCGCACGTGTGCAAGACCATGAAGGGCGACCCGCGCCTGACGGTGCTGTCCTTCCCGGCGCTCAACCTACCCGACGAGATCGGCTACGACCCTGACCTGCCGCCCGGCGCGCTGGTGCCGCACCTGCACGACGAGAAGAAGCTGCGCGAGCTCAAGCAGCACATGTCGCTCATGTGGTGGGCGAGCATGTACCAGCAGTCGCCGCTCGCGGACGTGGGCGCGATCTTCAAGCGCGACTTCGTGCGCTACTACCGCCGCGCCGACCTGGGGGCCCTGCGCTTCGTGCAGGAGGTCATGTCCGTGGACGCGACGTTCAAGGACGGCGATGCATCGGACTTCGTGGCCGCCGGCGTGTGGGGCAAGACCGCCGACAACAACGTCTATCTGCTGGCCGGGCGCCGCGAGCAGCTCGCCTTCATGGCCACGGCCCAGGCCATCGCAGACCTGAAGCAGAAACACCCGCGGGCGACGAAGATATTCATCGAGGAGGCTGCGAACGGCGCGGCGCTCCTCGATATGCTGCGCAAGCACTATCCGGGCCTCGTGGGCGTGCCGCCGCTGGGCTCGAAGGAGGCACGTGCGCACGCCGTGTCGTGGGCGTGGGCGAATGGGCAGGTGTACCTGCCGCACCCGGACGAGGCGCCGTGGATCGTGCCGTGGATCGCCGAAATCACGTCGTTCCCGGATGCGAAGCACGACGACACGGTGGACTGCATGACGATCGCGCTGCAGCAGCTCCTCCTGCGCACACCCATCGCGCAGCTCATCACCAGCGAAATCCTGCGCGCGGCGAGTTAGAATCGCGCGACACTTGAATAAGGCCACCAGCATGCCCCGTCGCCGACTGCAACCTCCTCGCCGCCGCACGCCCGTGGCCACTGCCGCTCACGCCGCTACGCCCATTGCTGCAGCCGCTGCACCTGCGCCCGAGGCGATGCCGCCGGCGAGCGCAGAAGAGCGTGCGCGCATCGACCGCGCGGTCGCGCTTGCCCGCGCAGTGAGCGCAGCGCCTGCCGCCTCGGAGTCGCCGGGCCTGCAACTCGCCACGGCGCATCCGGTCGACGAAAAGAACTACACCGCGAAGGAGCGCCGAGTCGCCGAGCACGCGCTGGACTGGGCAGGCCAGTCGCGCAACGCGCTGACCTTCCTGGAGAATGCCGGTTGGCCCGGTTTCCCCACCTTGGCGCTGCTCGGCCAGCTCGCCGAGTACCGCTCCATGCACGAGACGCTTGCCGACGAGTGCGTGCGCTGCTGGGGTGTCGTCGCATCGTCCGGTGATGGCGATGACGACCGGTGCCAGCAGATCGAAGCCGAGCTCAAGCGCCTGAACATTCGCTCGGCGGTGCGGCAGATGGTCGTGCATGACCAGGCCTTCGGTGGCGCGCACGGCTACATCAAGCTCAAGGGCGACGAGACGACGCGCGACACGCCGCTGCTGCTCAAGCCCTACTCGGTGCGCAAGGGCACTTTCGAAGGGCTGCGCGTGGTAGAGCCCTACTGGGTCACGCCGAACGACTACAACTCCATCGACCCCACGAAGGCGAACTTCTACAAGCCTTCGTCCTGGTGGCTGCTGGGCACCGAGACGCACGCAACGCGCCTGTTCACGCTGATCAGCCGGCCGGTGCCGGACATGCTCAAGCCGGCCTATTCGTTCCGCGGCATCAGCATGACCCAGCTGGCCATTCCCTACGTGGACAACTGGCTGCGCACGCGCCAATCCGTGTCGGACACCGTCAAGCAGTTTTCCGTCTCGGGCGTGCTGATGGATCTGCAGCAGTCGCTGCTGCCCGGCGCCGGCACCACGCTGGACTATCGCGCGCAGCTACTGAACCTGTACCGCGACAACCGCAACCTGCTGCTGCTGGACAAGGCCACCGAGGAATTTTTCCAGATCAACACGCCGCTGTCGGGCCTGGACGCCTTGCAGGCGCAGGCACAGGAGCAGATGGGTGCCGTGTCGCACACCCCGCTCGTGAAGCTGCTCGGCATCACGCCCTCGGGCCTGAACACATCGAGCGACGGCGAGATCCGGGTCTGGTACGACTACGTCCACGGCTACCAGGACGCCTCGCTCACGCCGCTCATGCAGGTGGTGCTGCAGCTCGTGCAGCTTTCGCTCTTCGGCGCGATCGATGAGGACATCACCTGGGAATGGGAAAAGCTGCACGAGGCGACCGAAGTCGAAGCGGCCGAGATCGACCGCACGCGAATGGAGACGGATCGCGGCTACGCAGAGATCGGCGTGCTGACCCCCGAGCAGATCGCCCAACGCCTGTCGACCGACCCTTCGTCGCCTTACTCTGGCATCGCGGACGGTTCGGACCTGGCCGCCATCCCCGACGAGGATATCCCGGCCATCACGCAGGCCATTCTCGACATCGAGGCACCGGCCGCCGACACGCCGCAGCCAGCGGTGCCGGCCGGTGCCGGCCTGCCGCCGGGCGCGCAAGGCGGCATCGAGCCGCCCGCAGAGGATTCACGATTCGTGTTCGACGCAGAATGGCAAGAAAACGCGCACCCACGAGCGGAAAATGGACAGTTCGGTAGCGGGGGCGGAGGTAACGGCACAAAAAAAGCATCGCTCACGGCAGCTGAAAAGTCCGCCGTGAGCAGCTATTCGGGCGACAATTTCCTGCGACTCAACACCGCGCTTCGCAGTGGCGACGCATCGGATCCAGACGTTGCACGATTGGACAGCGCGATCGGGAAGGGCCAGATCGCGAGCGGCACGACTCTGTATCGCGGCATGACGCGCGAAGCCGCGCTGCAGCTGTTCAAGGGTGGCCAAATCGATAAAGGCGCTGAAGTCTCGGACAAGGCGTTTCTGTCCACCAGCAGCGATATCAACGAAGCTGGTGCTCGCGCCATCGGCGGCGTTATGCTAAAGATCGAGACTGGCGCGAGCGCAACAGGCCTTGATGTTGGAGCGGTATCGCGTAACCCGAATGAGAAGGAGGTGTTGCTGCCGCGTGGCGCAAAAATGATCGTTGAGGGCGTCACACCACCCAAGAAGGTCGGGCAACCCATCGTGGTCCGCGTGCGCTATGGCTGAACTGCGCGCGCCAGGTAAGCGCGACGTCGTGCTCGGCGCCGTGGTGCCGAACGTGCAGACCGAGGCGGCCTATCGCGGCGCGCTCGCGAAGGCCATCGCGAACATGACCGCAAGCTACGAGTACTGGATGCACTCCAAGTACCGCCGCGCACTGGACACGAACATGGCCGCCGGACGCCTGCCGGACCCCGAGCGCGCGCAGGACGCCGCGCCCGGCCCGAGCGAGTCGGCCGGCGACATGTTCGACGAGCTGGCCCGACTGCGCGCACACTGGGAGAAGCACTTCGAGACGCTGTCGCAGAAGCTCGCGTCGCAGATGCTGCAGGCGATGTACGGCGACAATGCCCGCTCCTGGACGAGCAAGCTCAAGCGCGCCGGCTTCGACATCGACCTGCAGCTCACACCGCCGCAGAAGTTGATCCTGAAGGCAAAGCTGCCCGAGAACGTCGCACTCATCCGTTCGATCCAGCAGGACTACCACAAGGACATCGAGGGCATCGTCTCGCGCAACTTCCTGAAGGGGCGCGACCTGTCCACCATGGCCGACGAGATCAAGGAGCGCGGCGGCGTGTCGACACGGCGCGCTGCGCTCATCGCGCGCGACCAGTCGAACAAGGCCACGGCGCAGATGAACGCCGCGCGCCAGCAGGAGCTCGGCCTGAACTGGGCGACCTGGATTCACTCGAGCGCGGGCAAAGAGCCGCGCCATACACACGTCAAGGCCGGGCGCGAGCAGTGGATTTTCAACACGCAGGCGGGCGTCGACTTTGGCGACACCTTCGGCCAGGTGCTGCCGGGCGAGGCCATCAACTGCCGGTGCCACTCCCGCACGATCATTCCGGCGCTCGGCCGCGGCGACGTGCAGTCCGAGGACGACCTGGAGCCCGTGGGTGGTTTCCCGGGCGCCTACCGCGCGAAGGCCGGCAAGTCCGCGGGTGAGAAGCAGAAGCAAGACGTCGTGTTTACGCGCTCGCCGGCGGGCTCGCCCGTCAAGTACAGCTAGCCCAGAAACGACAAAGCCGCGAGGCCTTCGGGTTTGACTCCTAGGAAACGCGGCTCTGAAGGCAATCCAACTCACTAGCGGCTACTCTCCGAGACGGGATTTGAACCCGCAATGGTCGCCCGACGCGCCGCGCGCCGCCCTTGTCAATTCAAGGACACCGGACTATTTATTTAGGCCTTTCAGCCTGCCGGCACGTATACCAATTCCGTCACTCTTGCTTGGACTGCGAGCGAATCTTAACTCGTGCGACGCGCCACGCGTCATTCAAATGTCGCTATCGTTGCGCGCGCCACGATAGGCAGCTATCATCGCGCGAGTACAATTCCGCCCAACATGACGCAGCTGCAACACGCCTTTGACCGCCAGTCCGCCCGCTCGGTGGACGCAGATGGCCGCATGCGCGTCAAGAACTGCATCCTGTCCACGGCCGAGGTGAACCCGTACCGCGGCCAGGAGATTCCAGGCTGGGAAAAGCTCGGGCTGAGCGCGACCACGGTCTATGACCTGTACCGCGATCCGGACGCCCTGCAGGCCGCTGCCGCTTCGTTCGAAGGCGTGCCGCTGATGATCAAGCACATCCCGCAGACAGCGGAGGAGCCGCGCAAAGAGTACGTCGGCGGCTCGGTGCACAACATCTCGTTCGATGGCAAGCACCTGCGCGGCGACCTGCTCGTGTGGGATGGCCACGCCATCGAGCTCATCGAGTCGGACGCGCAGTCCGACCTGTCCTGCGGCTACCGCTACAAACCGGTCATGACGTCCGGCGATGCCGCCGGCGCCAAATACGACGGCCTCATGGCTAAAATCCAGGGCAACCACGTAGCACTGGTGGACGAGGGGCGCGCAACCGGCGCTCACGTCGCCGACGCAGCGCTGCAGTCGCAGCATCCCGACCCATCTTTGCAAGGAGATTCCATGGCCTTCCCCGAAAAAGACCCGAACGCGGCGCCTGCCGCTCCGGCGGCTGCTCCTGCAGCTGCTGTGCCGGTTGCCCCTGCCGCACCCGAAGCC